ATCAAGTGTAAACCAAAGGAAGCCCCGTGCAGTCGTTCGACATTCCGCGTTAGCTTAGTACGTAAATATTTACATGGTTACCCAAAACGTTTTGGGGCTATTACAACACATGACCCAATGGTTAGCAACCACCCCACAGTTTAACGTCGTGTGGCGACGGCTCCCGGAGCTGTTACAAGGGTAGTGAGACATGTTCCGGCACATTTGAATTAAAGTGCCCGGACACAAGGTGGTTGTTGTAGAACCTCTCAGCACAAACCTGTTCATCAGGTGTTATACCAAATGCCCAGTAGTAGCTAGCACGCGTGCCAGGGGAGATTGCCGAATAACGACGCTCACACCCAGACGCTAGTTTCCTAACCCCCCAACCCCATGCAGTGTCAATCTGTCTCGGCTTGACACCAACTGACGATCTAATATACATATCGTAAAAAGACTGCCATACAGGAATTCCTCCTGCTAGCGAAATTCCGCCCTCACCAACAGCGCGCATCCATGCCCTGACCTCCTTAGAAGTTTGAAGCACGTGCATGCTAATGGAATCCTTAGCAATAGCAACTCGAGGATCACGAACCATAAGATAATCGTTCGGACCCGGGCCAATGAAAACTGGCTGAGTTTGGCAGAAAGTAATTTTCTCAAAAACATCGACAATGGGCTCAACCTCAACGGTGAAACCCATCTCGAGGAAATAAGAGGGCAAGCGGTTGACAAGACGATCAACATCGGATCTCTCCAATATGATAACACAGTCATCGCCGTTGTTGCTGAGACTAGCTCTAAGACCCAACTCAGCAAACAACGCGTAAAACATGGCACACACAACAAGGCATGTACCTAGTGACGTGTTCATGTCGCCGCTCATACGTCCACCAACAACCGTGTAGGCAACCTCACCATCAATGGCTCGGCCGAAACACTTGTTGACTATTTGCATGGCTAAAATATATTTCAACTTGCGCCTATGCTCGCGGCGAGGAAAACATTGCAAGTAAATGCTATGCTCCCAACGCAGCATTGCCTCGGAAAAATGTTGGTCGCATCGACTAAAGTCGGTGCTGACAGCAACAGGGTCGGAAAACGAATTCCATTTCTTTCGAAATGAAGCTGCCATTTGACTGGCATTCATACCCTTCATAACAGTATCCGGCCCCATGAGCTTGCCAATACTATTGAATAGTTTCCCCTCGATTGGTCGGATATACCGGCCAATCTCCACGTTATACCTTGGTTTCCTAGGTGAGATCACACGAGGAACAGGAACCTTATCGGGCCTGAACCGCGTCTTCTCATACTTAAGAAAGGTAGCAACATACGAGTCTTTGACTGAAAATGGGGTTTCAGCAAGGCTCTTAACAGCATTCAAGTAAATAGTTTGCTTGCGGCCACGGAACGACAGAGCGAAATCTTGTCTACTCAACGGGACGGTCGAGGGCAAATAGCATTGAATGTTGTCAGAGAAAACCTTGAGTCGGTCAAAGACAAAGCGCACGCTACGTGGTTTAGGTGGTTCTTGGAAGGTGCCGTTTGATTTAACGTAGAAAACACGTTCTTTAACGGCCCTTTCCAGAGCCACCAGGTCATCGTTATAAGCAGAGAAAGTAACAGGGGGGGAAACACCCTGTATGACCGTGTACTTTCTGTGCTTTAGGGTTCCCGGAAGTTTACGCACTACCAAACTGGGGTGATCCGGGGCTGTGCTTTTGGCACAGTCCACCCCTAGTGCGATCTTCGGGCACCCCTAGCCACTAAGTGGCTCGGGGCGGCGGGTGAAGTAATACCCCCAATCCCAAAACTGAATTTCAGCATCGCGCAAGCGTGTCTGAACGGCCCGCGATTGTGTCACGGCACGGGCTCGAAGCTCATGAATGGATGGCGTAAATGCCACTTCCAGTGCATAAGGCATGATGTGAGGAATGTCCGCTTTCCTCATGTCGGCAAGCAAGGTTAAGGAATCGTAGATCCACTTGCGAGCAATAATCTCGTTTGCTTCACTGCGAGAACGAAAACCAAACTTGGCACGACATTCGACACCAATTGAACAAGCCAATTGGTGGCGACGCACACGACAGGACCGAACATCCTTACTCGATGATGCGATTTCTTCACTTGAAAACTGGTGGGAATCGATAGTTTCAATACCAACCTCGCCAGTAACACGTATGCTATTCGTAACTAAACCCCGAATCCTAATGGCGAGGTAGTAGTAACACCGATAGCTGGTGTAGAGAGCGATAAGAAACAACAGGCTGTAATCAGCAAGTGTTGTCAACGTATCAAAGTTACTAGCCACATAAGTGGGCATAGTAAACAGGATCTCTGCGATAAAAGTGATGGCACCCGCACTCATTTACAATATGAGCAGTATACCACGTAAACACGAC